ACTCCCACCGGCTCCATTATTCCTTTGCATTCTTTTGCATTCCTTGGTAAAACGTTGTTAAATCAACGTTTTTTATTTTCGTCTTTGGTATTCCTTGGTATTCTTTTGCGAAAAAGACAGACCCTAAAACAGACCCTCTTTTTGAAGAAGGTCTGTTGTGTTTAAAAATTAATATAATTGGCAAAGCGTTCTCCGATGTCATCCTTTGCTTGCTTAGTTATGTGAGTATAAACGTTCATGGTCGTCTTCAAGTCGGAATGTCCTAACCGATGTTGGACTTGCTTCAAAGTCATACCAGCGTCAAAACAAAGGCTGGCATGTGTATGTCTGAATCCATGGATTTTAATTGGACGTAGGTCGCTACCTTCCACAATTTTGATAAGCCACTTTCTAGGAAGAGTGCTTGGAATTGGCTTTTTAAATTCATTTTCAAAAATGTATTTGGTGTTTGGATTCTGCTTTTTCCATTTTTTCAAAATACTTTTTGTTTTCTTGTCCAGACTGATTAGTCGATTACTGCTTACCGTTTTGGTATTGCCTATCTCTTCGCCTGCAAAACCTCTTGTAATGGCCTTATTTATGTCAAGAGTATTATCTGTCCAGTCATTCCACTCAAGGGCTAAAATCTCCCCTTTTCGTGCCCCTGTGAAGGCCAGAAGACGGAATAGAGTTATCTTCTCTAGATCCTTTGTTTTGGAGACAAGTTTTAAAAATTTTTTAAGTTCGTCTTTGCTATAGAAGTCGCTCTTGTTATCTGATTTCTTTCTTGTTGATGTAATCACACTATCTACTGGATTGGTATCAATGTAACCATGTCTGATTGCATACTTAAAAACATTATTCATCAACCCCTTTAACTTACGGCCATAGACCAGTTTCTTCGACCACTCGTTAGCTTGTTCCTGCATTTGAAGTGGTGTTATCGTAGCTATCTTTCTATTGCCGAAAGCTGGATAGATGTGATTCTTGAAATTCCTAGATGTCTTGATGTATGTGCTTTCTTGCACTGTCTCAGAATAATCTTTAAGCCATTTTTTTGCGATTTCCTCAACCGTGATTTCTTTCCTGCTTTGCTCGCCACTCTCAATATCATCCTGAAGTTGAAGTAGTGCTGCCCTTGCTTTTGCCTTTGTGTCAAATCCTCTTCGTTTAATATACTTGTCTTTTCCATTTTCTTTTCCGACGTAGATTCTAAAACCAAAAGCCGTCTCTCCGTTTTTCTTTTTATAAGACTTAATTTCCATTGATTTTTACCTCATTTCTTGATAAAATGGGTATAAGAAAACGACCTTTTTAATGGTTGTTTCTTATAACGCTGATCCTCACGCTCTCCTCGACCAAAATTTGAGCGTGGGGGTTTTTTACATGTTACTAACTTGTTTATAGAATTCGTCTTGAATCATAACTTCATCAGTAACTGTTTTTAATTGATAGCGCTCCATAAATCGGACGCTATTAAAACTTTCGACTCCATATTCAGCTATCTCTTCGGCTACCAGATTTTGAATCATGTAACGATTCGCTTCATTTTCACATAGTAAAGGAGCATTTTGATATAGGCTACGGTAGTGGTCTAGATGACCGAGTTCATGAAAAAGGACTTTTCGCCTTTCGTCTGAGCTTAAATCGGCATTGATGTAGACGATTCGATTTATATCGTCATAGAATCCATTCCTTGACCATTGTTGGCTGGTAAATTCGTGCAAAGTAACTTTATGAAGATCCAATAATTCTTTTTCTGTCATATTTTCTCGCAAAATTCCTTTACTAATCAGTTTGTTTTTGCTAAAATCAAATTGAAAAAACAAAGAGGAGGAGTTGGTATGAAAAACATTCAAATCCTTTGGGGATATTTGTTGTTGTATTCTATTTTTTCTCTCACTCTTTCTTTTTTAGACAGGGGTATTATTTTAATAACTTTTGTGATTTTTACTTTAGTCGTAAAAATCATCCCTCACCCTGATTCTCATCGGAATCCATTTGCGTTTGGGCTACGTTTTCGTAAGAGACATTAGGAGAGTCGACGGTTATTTCAAAAGCCCTGACATTTCTTAGTAATTCTAGTTCTTTACGAGCTTTTTCCATTTCAATTTCTCGCTGTACATCTTTCAGCTTGGCATCTTTTTCCATCGTCTCAACTTCGACAGTCAGTTTGCGTTCTTCCAAGCTGGCTATTTTTCTTTCTCGTAGATATGGAAAAACTCCTTTAACTGTGATGCCTTTGATATCAATATCTCCGAATAAGAGACCAATACCTATTAATCCTGAGTTCAGCATCCAATGATTATCTGATATGAATTGACTGATGGATTGTAGAGTTATATCTCCTGGGCTCTCTACGTTAGAAGTGGCAACGATTTCCTCATTAATTTCAGGATTTTTATATTCATCGATAATAGAATAAAGATTTTTCCACATACTTGATGTGATAGGTTCATTAGTATTAACTCTCAACTGAAGGTGTAATTTCCCATCTTTGAAGTAAAGTGGAGATATGAGACCATCGATATATTTAGATAAATCCGTGATATTAAAGATAGTGTGATGGACAGTCAGTGTGCTATATAGAAACTTTGGGTTTACTTTCCTGCGTGGAACTTCATTAATCCATTTGACGTTTCTACGTTTGATATCATCAGATTGCTCATAACCATGATTTAGGGTCACTTGTCCTTCTGGCATATCTTTTTCATAGACATCGCTTGTAATTTGTCCAATCAAGAAATAGTTAGACTTAAATGATGGAACTATGACGTAATCTCCTACACTCATATCTTCTACAAAGCTATATAGTCGTTTAGCAGTGAATGTAATTTGGTGTTTTGATAGACTTCTGTCTTGATACACTCTTGCAATTTGCTGCTTGTAGTGCTCTATAGTTTTTTCTGTTGTGAGGAGTAAGTCAGTAGTCTGTAAATCTGCAAGCGTGACTTGGTTGTGATGAATAGAGATGAAGTGATTGTATTTAAAATCATCGTAATACTTTCCACCCTCTGCTCGAACTAGCCAGTATTTTGCACGACTGTTAAATTGATAGATTTCAATTTGATTTTTGTGAGACATTTCAATCTCCTTTGCTATTCATATACCCTGAGATTATTCCACGGAGAGCTCGACGGTCATCATCGGTTAGAGGCATTCCATCGAAGAACATAGCGCGGTCTATGATTTTATCAATATCATCAGGTTCACTTCCTCCGCCAGAGATAGACGGATTATCTGTACGTCCTAGAAGATAATCTGTGCTAACATTTAGGTAATCGGCAACTTTTTCTAACGGCTCAGAATTAGGTTTTGATTTTGCCCACTTTGAAATAGAGCCATTTGATAAATCAAGAGTTCGTTCAAGTTGTGCAACTGTTATAAAACGTTGTTTGACAAGCTCTTTTATTATCTCGTAAGTATTCATTTCTAATACCCTCCAGAAAAAAATCTAAGAAAAATAGAAATAGTTCTATTTTTCTATTGACAATAGAAATAGTTCTGTGGTATTATGGTATTGTACTTGGGAGGTACACAAAATAATAAATACTACAGACGCAGAAACAGATAAAATCTGTATTTGCTACTTTTCTTATACTCTTATAATAGAATAAGTTCTATTATTTGTCAAGAGTTATCAGAAATAAAACGTAGAAATATTTCTAAAAAAGGAGGAAAGCATGATTTACGACACTATCAAAGCTGTTGCTGCAAATCAGGGGGTATCAATCTATCGCATTGAAAAAGATCTGGAATTTCCAAATGGTTTGATTTCGAAATGGAACAAATCCACTCCATCAGCATCTAATCTTGCAAAGGTTGCTAAATATCTTGGCGTGACGACAGAGAAGCTACTTGGTGATGGTTAGAAAGGAGGACGGATGAAAGAAACAATAAATGAATTCCTGAAATTCAGAAGTCAATTTACAAAACGAGAATGGTTTGAAATTAACCAAGTTTTCGAAGCTCGTTTAAATGAAAAAGCCGACCAGTTGAAACTGGACGACTCAGATTTAGAAATCATCTCTAAAAGACTAGAAAAAGTTATCTAGAAACGATTTGAATGAACATTGGATGGATACGATAATCAGCGCCACGATAGTGAATGTAGATATAATCCTGATGGTACATCGAGTTTGCTTTAGGTTTAGAAATTGGTGAGTAGAGTTCTGCATTTTCTTCCCACCAAATGTAAGGACTAGCCATATTTGGTCCCATTACACAATCGTCGTCGGCTGATAGGTTCACCCAATTTCCGCAAAGACATGCGTGAATTTCAGTCATAATATTACCTCCTTTCTGACTATATTATAGCAGAAATGGAGATTAGAAATAGAAAGGAGAGCGTATGACAGACTTTAAAAATTTAGATTGCCAATTCATCTTTCAGGAATCCAACTGATGACTACACAGCTGTTAGTAATAGCTTTATCAACGATCCTGCGTTAGATTTTACAGCTGTTGGCATCATGATGGTGGTGCTGGCTAATCACCCAAACTGGCAAGTCTATCCAGAGGAGATAGCCAAGCGAAAAGGCGTTAACCGAAAGACAATTGATAAGTATTTCAAAATCTTTGAAGAGGCTGGATATTTGCGAAAAATCAGAAAAAAACCTCCTGGAAATGGAGGGAGTCATATATTCAGATTCTTTTCAGATGTAAAAATATCTGATTTCCAATTCGATATTATGAAACAGAGATTAAACCTGTCTATCAAAAAGGCGTCTATGAATTATAATTCTGACATTCCAGAAAGTGAGATGTCAGAAAGTGAGATGTCAGAAAGTGAGATGTCAGAAAGTGAGATGTCAGATTTTGGGCACTAATAAATATTAACTAACAACAAGTATTAAATAACAATAAATATTAAAAGACAACAAGTCCTACTTCTCTAAATAAATAAAAGAGAGAGGTTTAAAATTTCTAATTTAGGACTTTGCAAAAATGGGAAAGGAGTACTCATGAAGCAATTAAAACTAAGCATTAAACCAAAGCAGGAACCTACTGAAGGTCAACGTCTGCATTCGTCAGGCTACTCAATAAAAATCAATGACTGGGAACTTGGTCGTGGGGTTACTAGCTTTAGACTGGAAATGCCTGCGGATAAGAAACCAAAAATCACCATCACAGCGATTCCAGATGTAATGGAAATTGATGCGACAGTGATTGCTGAAATTCAGAAACTACAATCTGAAGAAATATCAAATTATAAAGACAATGAGCAACAGAAGGCATTTTTAGAAGATTTACTGACATATTCTAAGTTGCTTAAAAAAAATGATTTTCATTCAAAGATTATTATCTCAGCGGATGGAGTTTATTTGGAGCAAACAAAAGAGTTTCACCCACTTGATGAAACTCTACTGGATTAGCTTACTCGTGTGTAAGGATGGCGTTTAGACAGTCTATGAATATTAGAGCCTACAGATCCAATCAAGACAGAGCTGTACTCTGATTCACTAACATTATGGTAGTGATAAATACTACCGTTATTAAATTGAACTTCTAAGATTCCGTTCTGCCAACCAACACTACGAACATTAGTAGATGCAACATATTCTCTTTGCATGTTTTTCCTCCTTTCTATTGGAATTTTGACTAAAACGGTGAGAGGTCCTAGTCAAGAATGATTATAACATAGATAGCAGAAAAACACAACATATTGTGATTAAATATATTTGTTTAACAACATATAGTGTTTTTGGAGGTGTAACATGTGGGAACAATTAAACAGAATTATGCAGGAAAGAAATTTGAACGGACATCAATTATCTAAGATGGCTGGGGTTAATCGAAGTTTCTTTTCTGACCTTAAAAGCGGAAAAGTCAAATACCTTTCATGGCCTAATATATGCAAAATTGCTGACGCATTAGAAATCAGCATTGACGAACTAAGATAAAACAAAAAAAAGCACCTGACGGCAATCAGGCGCTAATCAAAAATTACTAATTGAATTATAACACGAAAGAGAGGAAATTGCCAATGGCTTTGGAATTGTTTGGAGAAGATTTTAAAAATGAACTGCTTGCAGAACTTGTCCAGTTGAATGTGAAAGCTATGACTGAAGCTAAACTACGAGTATCAAGAGGTACGAATTGGGCTTCAATCAAAGATGTTCAAGAAAGGACAGGCTGGGGAAGAAAGAAAATCGAAGATTTCAGAGACGCAGGGAAGTTCCGCTATCAGCAAAATGCTAAAGGCGGTAAGTATTTATATGACTTGAACGATGTACTTCGGTTTCAGAGTCAGTTAGCAAAGTGAGGGGAAAGTGAATCTATTAGCAAGATTAAAAAACTGGTTATCTAAAGAAATCAACACTGACTGGAGAATCGTTGCATTAGACTTAAACCGGGAGTTGATTGAAGCTAGGTAAGAAAACAGAATACTTTATCAGTATATCGCAGACCTGGAAAAATTATTAGAGGTATAGAAAATGGAAATTAAATATGTTTATGAAAAGACACAATTAGGGTGGGGTTGGCAAGTCGCCTTAGACGGACAAAAGCTATTCTATCCCTTTGGCGAACTAAAAGGTGTGAAACGCTTTGTGAAAGAAAATTTGGATATTTTGATTCAGAAGCTAGAAAGTGAAGAAAACTATGGACTGGCCTTCTATGCCTGTGGGTATAACGGACAGTCACAACAAGAGTACATAGATTATTGGGAAAAACAAGGTTTGACCGTGTTTTGATTCAAGGAGAATAAAATGTTTGAACCACCATTAATTAACCAGTTATTGGGAACAGGCGCTTTGGTTTTGGGATTTATCGGTGCTGGGATTTTAGCACGACAAATGGAACTGCACGAACTTGAGAAACAACGAAAGTTGGAAGAACGTGATACGAAGATTATACAAGCGCTTAACGAAGCGGTTGAAATCGGTCGTGAGCTTGAACGTGAGGAAATCCGTCAAAACATCCGCAGAGAGTTTCAAGGATTTACGTTTGATAACGAACGTCCTGAAGGTTTGAAGCCAGAGCCGTTAGCTTTGCCGGAACCTAAGAAAGTGATTATGAAAGTGCTACGTTGAGGATCAGATAATGACTAGAATTGAACTTGAAAACCGTGTGTGGCTTTTGGCCAACCATGAAGAAAAAAACGAATTGCTGGATCTTGGGCTAACATCCAAGGCCAGATATGTGAAACGAGTGCTTGAACTTGGAAAGGTGTATGCTCATGTTTGATTATGACAGAGATATAATACAACCGCCTGAAGAACGAGAAGAACTTGACCCAAGCCAGTACATCTATGTTGGATGTGGGCAGTATCGATATGTGGGTGATGAAATATGATTGAAGAACTACTTGCAGAAATCGACAACTGGCGAGCTGAGTATATGCATCTTGGAATTGAGCTCGGAGAAATCATCAACAACCAACAAAATATTATTTTGAAATTGCAAAACGAAAATCGGCGTATAAAGCGTGAAAATTGGAATTTGAAGAAGACGAAAGGAAGAAAGAAATGAAAAAACGATTGTATTACAAAAAATGGAAACAAGAGCTTAGAGAGGAAATGAAAGCAGAAACTGACGGCGAGTATCTAACCGAGAAAATGGTTAGAAAAATGAGTATTAACGACATGTTACATTATTTTCGAAAATTAGCATTAGAAGATGCTGGATACTGTGGGACAATGTTTAATTACTAAAAGAAAGATGGGAATAAAATGAGTTACGAACTAACACAAAAACAAATTACATCATCAGTTGCAGCACGCATTGGAGAAATGCAAAACGAAGGGCTAATGATCGCACCGAATTATAGCGTTAGCAATGCGCTGAGTTCGGCATATTATGCTCTAAAAAATTCCAATAGTGGGAATTTGCTCCAGCAATGCACTCAAGACAGCGTTTATAACGCATTGTTAGAAATGGTAACCCAAGGACTAAGCCCAGCTAAAAAGCAATGTTACTTTATCAAATACGGCTCTGACGTCCAATTGAGAATGTCTTATTTTGGGACCATTAAAGTTACTAAAGATTTGCAAGAGGTGAAAGACGTTACTGCAAATGTTGTTTACGAAGGTGACACGCTAGATGTAGCAGTTGAAAACGGGCGTAAAAAGTTAGTCAAGCATGAGACAGATTGGCGGAACGCAGATAATCCAATAATTGCTGCTTATTGCATCATCACTCGAACGGATGGAGAAGAGTTCTTTGAAGTCATGACTAAAAAACAAATTGACAAGTCTTGGTCTAAAGCGAAAACGAAAAATGTTCAAATAGATTTCCCTGATCAGATGGCTATGAGAACGGTTATCAATCGTGCGGCTAAAATGTTTATCAACACAAGCAATGACAGCGACTTATTCGCCGGAGCAATCAATAATACAATTGCTGATGAGTATGACAATGGTCGTCAAGTGAAAGAAGCTGAACCAGTGAGAGAAGAGGCTGAAACATTGGATAGCATCCTTGGAGCTTCTGAAGAAGTGACTGAAAAACCAAAAAAAGAGGTTATCAACCAGGAGTTGACAACCACAGAAGCAAGCTCCTCAGTAAGTGAAATTCCAAGCTTTGACGAAGAAACAGGCGGAGTAATTGACCAAGAGCCAGAAAATGGTCAAATGGACATGCTGGAAGGGGAGGATTTCTAAAATGGTTGAAGAATTAAAAGACGTGACGGATAGCTTAGAACTTGTTCCAGTAGCAGATTTAGAGATTGGTTTTACTCTAAAAGCTGCTGAAATCGAAATCCAAGGCAAAGAAGTTTTTGAGCAAGCTTTAGAGTCTTACAAAAAGAAATACGCTGGCTATATCGTTACAGAAGAAACTTTATCAGATGACATTAAAGTCAAAGACGAGTTGGGCCGGGTACAGCGTCAGATTGAACAAGAACTTAAAAACCAGCTTTCAGAATACTCTAAACCTCTTGACGAAGCAAAGGCTTGGGTTGATAGCATATTAGACCCTATCAAAACTTTGCAGACAGACATTAAAAATCAAATCA